AGGAGCTTACCTGAATGTTGCGGGCGCGCCTCCTAACAGCTTCGGCTCGTATAACTACGGGACCGGAGTCTGTGTTGGGGGATGCGGTCGCAGCTTGTACACTGTGACGCGCACGAGCCATGAGAAGGTCTGGTTTAGTGGTAGTTTTCACTACTACATTCCTGACGTATCTAGCTCGTTGTGGGACAAGAGGGCACGTCTTGCGCTGTTTGGAGCGTTACCAACGCCTGAACTTCTGTGGGAAGTGCTCCCTTGGAGCTGGCTCATCGACTGGTTCTCTAACATTGGAGATGTGATTTCCAATGCTAGTCAGAATGCAGTCGACAACCTCACTTGTCGCTATAGCTTCGTAATGAAGCAGGTAGTGACAGAGACGGAATACAAGTGTATTTCGTCTCATAAGGCCTTCTCTGTGAATAATCCGCCATTCAGCGTTGCTGAATGGCCCGCGATGTCCAATACTTGGACAACGACGGAGACGATTACACAGAAAATGAGGGCTGGAGGGGGAAACCCTTTCGGGTTGAATGTTCAACTGTCTAGCTTATCCAGCTACCAGTTGGGCATTCTCGCTGCCCTGGGCTTATCCAGGGGATTGGTCAAGTAACCACGAGAGGATTCGACATGTTCGCCGACCCCCAAGCTGTTACTTACGCAACCGTTGCTAAGTCGCTTCCAAGGATTGGAGGCGACGATCAACACAGTGCGTACCGCCTGAACGACAGCGGAGTTGTTTACAACTTCGATCTGTCGCATCAGAACAAGGCACGCAATCGTGTTGTCGCGAGGCTTCAACGGACTTCGAACGTGGCGGACCCGCTGATTCCAAGCCAGAATATTCCGGCTTCGATGACAGCGACCTTCACGATCGATTTTCCGAATATTGGGCTTTCGACAACTGATGCACAGAACCTGGGTAATACCCTGGTTGCCTGGCTCACGTCGGCCAATATTCTGAAGCTCGCCAACGGCGAGACCTGAACATGAGTTCAGGTAGCGCTCAGCGCTTGAGCTGAGAAGCAAGGTTTCAGCCCAGGGGTAACCGCAAGGCTTGCGGTGAACATCCTGGATCACGTCCCCAACCTTTGAAGGATGGTGCGTGTGAAAAGCCTTGTAGACCTTCTCGTGCTCCTCCTGCTTGACTGTGGGAGGAAGAGTGGTGCCCCCGTTTCTCGGGACGTTAAGACGCTCCGAGATCGCGTCGACCACGAGGGTGATAGTTTTATTACTATCACTCTTCCGGCCTTCTGTCGTGACTTTGAAAGAAGTCTCGATGAGGGTCGGATTACTCCTGGTTCGTTTCTTTCTTTTGGAAAGAAGCGTTCCGGAACTCCCGAATTTCTTCAGGGGTTCCTGCGTAATGTGTTCGACTCTGAAGGGATCCTGCTGAACGTGCCTTCCCTCGACTGCGTTCGATTCGTCAGGCAAATTTGCCTGTTCGGAAAGAATCTTCGGCGCCCCTGCTCGAGAGAGCGAGAGCTCGAAGCGAGAGAACGCTACGTTCAGTGTGACAACGACCTGGCTGCCCCTAGTGGGCAGGTGCATCGGTACTTCAAGGCTGCAGCTGCGATACTGAATCGTAGTATGCTCCTTGACTCTAGCTTCATCGCTGGAGTAAGGCCGCGGCATGGCCCTGGATCGACGGTTGAGCAAATTCTGGGAAACCAGAAGTGGCGTTTCCGTCGATGGCATAAGCGCCTCGAGGATGTAGGTTTTACCTACCTCCTTTATGGCTTAGCTTCATCGAAGCTAAGTTATGAGGACGTCTTATGTTGGCCCGAAATCGTTGAGCCTGAGGACGAAGCGCCCGTAAGGGTTATATTCGTCCCTAAGACTTTGAG